TTTTTTTTATTTATTTTTATTAGTTGTTCTATTATTAAAAACAACTTTTTTGTTTATTATTAAATTTATTTATTATAATTGTTTTAATAACAATTTTTAGAAGTTCCTCCATTATCGCCAGAAGTATTACCAAATGACCATCCACCATAACTTCTTCTTTTAGTAGACTGGGTTTCCTCCTTATTATATAAAGGGAATAACGAAGTATTAGCTTCTATAAATTTAAAGTAACCTACTTTATAAGACTCGTATTGCTTTTCCTGTGCTTTTACTAGATAGTCAACCTCATCTTTACTTATACTCTCTGCATCACTCCCTGTAGCCTTATAGATACCACTATTACCAATATTGTAAGCACCATAAGAGAAATAGTAAGCAGTACTTAAATGAATAAGCATAGGCTTTACATAGTCCTCATATAATGTTTCATATTTATTTTTTAAAGTGTCATTCTTAAACTTCTCTACTAATTCTGCATAGAAAGCTTCACCTAATAGTGGCTTAATTGCTGTTATCTGTGCTGACTTAATAGCAGGAATTAACCTACTAATTTCAACATTACCACCAATAGGTGTGTTTTTAGTTATATCATCTTCTTTTAAAAGTAATGTAGCCATATTATTTATTTGTTTTATTTAGGTTCTTTTATTTCTTCATCTTGTTTTAATTCTTCAAAATCCTCAAATTCTAATTTTACATCAGGATAACCTATCTTTAAAATATTTTCTAATCCTTCTAATATAATATTACGTATAGGATTAATTTGATTTCTATATAAGGTCTTTAAAGCTGTTACCATTTCATCAGAATCACTAGAGAATCCAGTATTTGTTACTTGTCCAAATAAACTAGGAGAAGTTACCTTATTAGCTAAAAGTATTTTAGAGTTAGCTTCTTTAGATAAAAATTCAAACTGTTGGTAAGCATCTGTAATTTCAATACTATCTACAGTAGTTGCTGAATCCTTATCTTTATTAAATGATACTATAATCTCACCAGCATTATTACTACCAGTAAGTTTATTTTTAAATGTTCTTTCTGCATCTTCTTCAGCTTCTTCACTAACAGATTCTCCTTGGTTTACATTAATAATCTTCCCTGCTGAAAAGTTATTCTTTATATGTTTTCTTAGGTAATTACTAACCTCTTCTTCAATCTGTGCATATTGTAGTCCTGAAAAGTAATCAGGTAATGCAAATATAGGCTGTGGAGAATGTCCTTTTAAGTAATAAATCTCTGTCTCTCTTTCTTGTCCTTTACCAAAAGAAGGTTTTAATTGAGGTCTAAATTTACTTCTAAGTTTCCAGTCAAAACTAAACCAAAAAGCTAATGGGTCTTCCATCATATCATCTGGTCTATCAACTGCAACTTGTCTAGCAGGAATACTATGTATCTTAGTAACCTTTACTTCTCCTGCCTTATTGTAAATGACCTGTAAAGGACTATTTCTCTGTAGTTTGTATTCATGTACTAACATATTTATATCCTCCTTAGAGAGTATCTTATCAAGCTTCTCTTGGGTAATCCCTTCAACTGCTTTTAAGCCATCCCCTACTATATAATTTACATATCCATCTATAACTGCTTGTAGTGTAGGAGAACCTAAATAAGCATTCTCTACGATTGTAAAGAAGTTATTATCTGGGCCATTAGTTAAGAATTTGTTTCCAATTTGTAGTAAACTCTGAGGGTCAATTCTAATATATGAGTTCATTTCTAATACTTGTACGCTATCTTTTTTCATATCTATTTTATTTTATGCTTCGATTACACCTGAAGTTTCATCTTCATCAAAGGCTTTAAATTCTTGTATGTTTGTTTCAGTTGTTGAGAATAATCTACCTCTCCAAATTAGAGTATCTGTATCTACTTGTTTTAAGTCTACAAGGTAACTCTTATCATCTTCAAATTCATAGTCTATATATATGTCTTGTCTCCCTCTATCTCCAAAAGAAGTATATATATCTTCTACTACAGTTTCATCAGACATTTCATCATATATACTAATGGTTACTACATCCATGTAAACTCTAGGATATAAAGATAGTTTAAAGAAGTCTCCTTCTATTAATACATTATCATCATTCTCAACTTCACTAATAGTAAGGTCAGAGTTCAGATATATATTTTTTCTATCGTTTAAATTAATTACTAACATATTTATTATTTATTCTAAAAACAATCAAATTAAAAAAGACCCAACTAATTAAAGTTGAGTCTCTGTTAATTACACTTCAAAGTAGTTCAAAGTAGTTCAAACTAGTTCAAAGTAGTATAAATTGATATTAAACTACCACTACTGCTGCTTTAAGTGCAGTAATTGTATCAGCATCTAAAAAGTATGCTGGTTGTGCTTCTTGGGAAATTCCTTCCATTGTATAAGAGTTAGCACCATCCATTTCTCCTGCAATAGCAGCAGTATTGTTAAACTCAACTCCTCTACGTAAGCCAATTGCAATAATGTCTCCACCATTGGTCTCTGCAAATACTATAGGTCTTCCCCATACCATTTGTCTTAACTGAAAAGACTTCTTAGCTGTAATCTTCGTAAAGACTGCTGCTAGAGTTCCGTTAAAAGTTGTAGTACCAGTATCTCTACTAGAACTAGAAGGTTCTGAATAAGTATTACCTACATTTTTAAGAGGAAATTTATATACCTCAAATCCTTCTGGTAATCCTGTTAAGAGAATCCCATCTGTTTCATCTTCTGTAGTGGTAAAGTCATAGTCCTCAAAATTTGCTACATATAAGGCTTTAAAACCTGCTGTTGCGTTTAAGTCTTCTACTCCGATTCCACTTGTTATATCACTTGTTGCCATAATTATTTATTTGTTTTGAATAAGAAACCCCCTCTTTTATTTAGAGAGGGTTCTAGATTTATATATTAAAAATTCTATTTGATTTATGCGAAATCACCGTACCATACTATCTCTTCTGCAAAACTAAATCCTGCACCCATTTCTAGGACAACTTTAGTTCTAATAGTTCCTGATAAATCACTTTCATCCATATCTTTAACAGATACTTGATTTAAGTCAGATTCTAAACCTGTAAGGAAACCTACATTCTTAACTCTATAGATAAGAATTTGGTCACCAGCGATAGCACCAACACTTTCCATTCTAAGTCCTAAGAAATCTAATTCCTTATCTCCTACAGTTGTATTTAAACCTTGTGCAGCAACTGCTTGCTTGTAAAGTTTAAGTACTTTCTTAGATGTAACCATAACTAAGTCTTCATCATCCATAACTGAATCAAGGATTGCATCATAAGCTGACTCTACTTCAGTAACTACATTACTTTTAGTAATAGTCTCATTTTGTACCTCAATAGCATTACCATCTGCGGTAAGTTTAGCTAAGATACCTAATGTTGGGTGATTCCAGATAAAGTCATCTACTTTAGCACCTAAGTTTTCTACGATTGCCATAAGGATAGCTGATTGAATATCTTGTGGGATATCATTAGCTGCACCAAATAAACCTGCAGATTGTGCTTGAAATGTTTGATGAAATTCATCCTTACATAATTCATGGTCAATCTTAAATTTCTTCATAGTAACAGTTACGTCATCGTAAGTTACTTCACCTGAAGGTGTAAAACCACAAGCATAATCTTGAAGTTCTGCTGAGTAAGATAATCTTGGTAGAAAACCTGTTCCAATGTTATTTGGAAGAACAGTTACTACATTTTTCATAATTGAATCAGACTTTTTAAATGCTTCCACAAAGATTTCTCCTGCTAATGCACCACTATATCCTGAATTTACATTTGTTGTTGTTGCCATTTTGTTTTTCTTTTTTTGTTATTTATTTATTTATTTACTTCTTGAAATTCTACTTAAAACATCTAAGGTACTCTCTGCATCTCTAGACTTTAAATTAACTTCTGCTTTAAACTTTCCAGTATTAGGAGTTTCCTCTAACTGTTCTTTTAATTTTAAAATCTCTAAATCTTTTGCTTCAGCTTCAGACTTAAATGACTTAATTTCTTCTAAAAACAACTTCTCAAATTTAGACTTGACATCTTTAGATTCTTCAGCCATATTCAAAGCAACTGTAATTTTTTCTTCATCTGACATATTGTACTTCTCAGCTAGAATTTTACTAATATCTGGGTCTTTATCAATCATATCAAATAATTCTTTCTTCTGGTCTTCCATAGACATATCTTCATCTACTTCTTCCTCTTCCTCAGCATCTACTTCTACAACATCAGAAATAAGTCCTTCTTCATCTGTCTTATAAGTCATTCCCTCATATACAAATTCAGAATCAGAGATAACTTCTTCACCTCTCATAACTTTATTACCAACTTCTAAAGCTTCAACCTCTAAGGCTTCTCCTTCTTCTTGTGGAATAGAAACCATTTTGATTTCTTCTTTGTCTTCATCTTTTTTACTTTCCATAAAATTCATGAATTGCTTTACATAATCTTTCATACTATTTTCTATTTTTGTTTGTAAACTTATTTCTTCTGAAAACAACATCTTCTCCATAGATAGGTAACTATCAATAGACATTCCTTTTGCTTTACCTGTTTCAACGTATTCATCCCAGTCCTTATCACTTAGTTTCATTATAACACACCAAGTACCTACAGGTAGTCCTTCAAAGCCTAGTGCAAATGCTTTATCTTTAGTTGCATCACTTATAATCCATGATTCTACAATAACACTAGACTCTACTTTTTCCTTTTGATTGTGGTCAAACCAGTTATTCTTATTAAACCCCTCTTGTTTAAAAAAATTATGTGCTAGTTTCTCTATAGTCTCTGCATCAAAGTAAACACTAAACTCCCCTCTTTCTTTAGTATATCTGGGAATGCGTTGTTCTGGGACTAATACTACCCCTGCTAACTGCTTCTTTTGTTTATCCTCTACTTTTAGTTCTATTTTCTGTTTCTGTTCTTCACTAAGCTGAATAAACTCGTATTTATTAGCTGGACTTCCAATTAATGATATACCATATAATAAGCCATCATCATCTTCATCCCAAATAGCACGAAATATTTGTTCTTTTTCCATTGTATTATTCTTTTTGTCTATTTATATTAAAAACAACTTAGACGAATCTTGAGTTATTTTGTTTGTTTCTATCTAAATCTTGTTGGTTTGTTACTTTACCTGATACAACATAAGTTTCTCTTGGAGTATTATCCCTAGACTCTTCATTCTGGGCATTTCTTACACCTTCTGAATCTCCTACAGTATCAAATCTAGGCCCAGTAGATATATTACTACTAGCACCTCTTACACCACCACTAGATGCAGGCCCAGCACCAGTAGTAGGGTCAGTAGATGCAATCTTAGCTACTTGTAATAAACCAAATACTCCTGTAGCAACTGCTTGTGCAATAGCATAACCTGGTACTGGTACTCCAGCAAATGCAGCTAATGTTTTATTAATAGCTAAGTAGGTATTAAATGCAGACTCAGCAATAGCAAATCCTTTAGCAGCTATACTACCTTGTGCAAGTGATTTTACAATAGCACTAGTTGCACCTAAATATGCTTTTATTTCCTTATTCTTAGCATCCTCTGTAGTCTGTGCTTGGTCTTCTTCTACTTTATTTTTATTTTTTACTGTATTCTTATCAAATTCAGCAAGTAAAGCAGCTTTTTCTTTTTCAAATATTTCTAAGTCTTCTAATTCTTTGGAATAAGCTTCTCTTTGTTCTTGTCTCTCTTTCTCAAATATTTCAACTTGGGTTAAACCTTGTGTATCTTCATCAATATATTTATTTCTAATCTCTTGTAACTTAGATAATGATTCATCTTCTAAATCTTGAAGACCTTTATTATAAGCCATAGCTGCTGCTAAAAGTAAAGCATCTCTTTCTGCCCCAGCTTTTACAGTCTTCTTTATCATTATTTGTTGGTCTTCTAAAGTATTTTCTAATTCTACTTTACTCAACTGTTCTTTAGTTTTACCTATCTTTTTTAACTCTTGTAAATTAGTTCTTTTTTCTTCTCTTAAAGCTTGGTCTGCAAGTAATTGTTCAGAAGTATATCCTGCTATTCTTTCTTCTACATCTGCTACTTCTGCTTTAGCTTTTAATACAGCAGTTTCTAAATCAACGTTACCTTTATTATTTGCTAAGTCTGCTTCTGCTGCTGCTAATTTAGTTGCTGCTAAATCTGTCTCTAACTTACCTTGTTCCTTTAACTTTACAGCTATCTTATCATTAGCCTTTATTCTAGCTTCTATAGTTAAGTCTGTGTTATCTCTAACTTGTCTTAACTGTTCTACTTCTTTTTGACTTTGAAGAATACTTAAAGCAATTTGTGCTTCTGCTAATTTAGCGTCTTTCCTTAACTTAACCTGTGCATCAGCAGCATCATAAGTCTCTTTAGCATAATTAGCAATAGCAAGTCCCGTTTTCTTTAATGTCTTACTTATCTTATCATAACTATTATCTACGCCTGTATAAACATCAACTACTTCTTTACCTGCTTCTTTAGCTGTATTCCAAGCACCTGTAAAGTCTCCTTCAAATACTTGTTTAAGTGCTTTTCCTGCTAATCCTAAAGTGTCAATAAATGAATCAAACCTTTCAATAAGATTCTTTTTAATAGAGTCTCCTAAGTCACTTACAAATTTCTTGGGATTCTCAAATGCTTCTGTAAAGAACTTTGATATAGGTTCACTACTATCTATAAGAAAACTAACAAAGTCATTCATTACTCTGGAAAGTGCTTCCATTACCACATTAAAGGCATCAACTACCTTCTGGTTCTTCATTAAGGCTTCTGTGAACTTGGCAAACAAAGCAATGACTAATCCTATACCAGCAGCTTTTAAAGCAGTACCAATACCTTTAATACCTGTTTTAAATGCCCTTAATAACTTAGGAGTTTTCTTTGTCTCCTTATTAAGCTTCTGAGTTTCTTCAGTTACTCCTTTAATAGAATTTTTAGTATTCTTTATATCCTTTATTGCATCTTTGTTATTTACAACAAATTCAAATATCTTTTTTATTACTGACATATTATCCTAGTATTTTTAGTATTAGTCTTTTAACTATATTCCACCTTTTAAAATAACCCTTAAACACCCTAATATAAGGGTGTCTTGGGAGTTCTTTTGCTGACTGTACTCTATCAATTGTATCTGTTATCATTTCCTTTTATATTTATTCTAAAAACACTCATAATTAATTACCAAATTAACATAGGTCAGAATTTATAACTTCCCCATTACTATTGGTTTCTAATACTATACCTTCTCTAGAATAGAATCCTGAGTTAACTCTCAAAGAACCTGTACTGTTACTGTATAGTACTTGACTACCTCCAAAATTACTACTCTCTGACCAAACAGAAATGCTAGGATTTGTATTACAAGCATTTGATTCATCAAAACCTACAGCTACTAAGTATTCAAATAAATCGTTTGGATTAACTCCTGCTTGTGTTACTGTATGTATTTCAGTTAGGTTACCTGTAGAGAATGTTATATCCGCAACTCTAGTAGTATTTGATGAATTGTTAAGAACTCTTACTTCTAGGTTATCATTTCCACTTCCAGAGAATACATCAATGTCTATCCAATTGACATCTCTGAATACTGTCCAAGCTGTATTAGACTCAATAGTTATATTATAGTTCTGGTCACTTTTTGATACAGTTTTATTTTCAGGGTTAATTACTAAGGTATCACTAACTCCTATTTGTGAAACATTAAAATTCCTTGTAATAGTATTATTAGGACTACCTACATTAGCTTCTACTTGTAAAGTAGCACTTCTACTACTTCCAGAATTATTAGTATCAGCATCTATTATAAATGAACCATTACCTGTATCACTACCTCCAATTACTGTAAACCAAGAAGGTGCTGCACTAACTATCCAGCTTGAATTACTGGCAACATTTACACTTATATTATTTGGATTAAACTGTGGTAAACTAGCAGATGTAGGAATTAATGATAAAGTAGGTGTAAAAGCAGCTTGTGTAACATTATGTGTATCACTACTATTACCTACATTAGCTTCAACTGTAACTACACCTGTTCTAGTGTTGTCTGTGTTAGCAGAATAAATGTAATCTATCTCTTTATTACCAGAACCAGTTTGGTCAGCAGTAGGAATACTTAAAAAATTATTACCACTAGCACTCCAAGCAGTATTTGATATCACATCAATTGAATTACTACCACTTTGATTAGATACACTAGAATTATTAGGTCTTATTATAACTTTCCTATCTACTACTATATTTAATGATATTAAATTAGCTACACTTTGTTGTCCTAAGTTATCAACTGCAATCACTCTATATTTGTATTGTCCACCTCCAACTATATCAAAGTCTGTAAAGAATAAATTAGAAGTTGTACTTACATTTTCAAAGGCCCCAAAATTAAGACTTCTTTGTACTATGTAATTAGCAATAGTCCCATACTCAGGATTAGAAGCTAACCAAGAAATATCTATTCTATCTCCATTATCTAAGTAAGTTACTTGTCCTTGGGGTCTACCAGTAGGAGGGGGATTAGGTTGGTCATATTCTAATTGATTTACAACTAAAGTATCTTCAATATTATTTGTATTATTTCTTACTGTAACTATACCTTGTCTTTGTGAACCTAAATTATCATCTAAGGTTATACTTACATTATTACTATCACCATTTCCATTTGTTGTATTTAATGTTATCCAAGAAACATCTTTAGTTACTGTCCAAGATACATTTGAATCAACTTCATATATATAACTATTATTATCAAAATCTAAATTAACATTAGAAGGTATTACCGTTATAAAAGGCACTGCATCAGATTGTGTTATAAGTAAAGAATCTGTATAATAACTTGTAAAGAAGTTTCCTATTCTAAAAGTAATTAGAGAATCCCTATTTTCAGTTGTTGAGGGGTTTTCAGTTATTGTAAAAGTAAATCTATATCCTCCAGTTATAACAGTTGAAGAAGTTTCAGTTATAAAAGTTTCTTCTATAAAAGTAGTAGGTGTTACATCTGAATTTGTAGCTACTTCTACTGTAAAGTTTTGTGAACCACTACTTACATCTAAATCTTCTGTTAATACTTCTATGAAAGGTTCTGCTTCTTGAGTAAAACTAAATGTTCTAAAAGATTGTTGTGTCAAAGGAAATACTATAAAAGAATCATTTCTTTCTTCTTCTGTATCATTTTCAGTTATACTTAATCTTATAACACCATTACCAAAGTTTAATTCATCACTTAATAAAGTTATGTAATCAGGTAATTCTCCTATAGTCCAAAATCCATTTGATTGTACATCTACAGTAAACTCTTGTCCTACTTGTGCTAAAACCCTAGAAGTAGGAGATATTGTTAACTGTGTATTATTTAAGCTACCTACTCTTGATGCTTGGTTAATATTTACCACATAAGTCTGACCCCCAATGACAAGAGTTATAGAAGCATTTCTTTGTGAATTTATATAATTCTCACTTACAAAAACAGGTACATTAAATACTCTCCTATTACCAGAAATTTCCCCTAGAGTTATCCAACTTGAATTTTCAGAAATAGATTCTATATCTTTATCTGTTCTTACTACTATATTAGAGAATCCTCCACCTGCATTAAAGTTAATCTGCGTAGGACTTACAGTAGTTCCCGTAACTAAATATTGATTATTAAAGTTTGGAAACAGTCTAAAATTACTTTCATTAGTAGTTAAATCTATCTCAAAATCTTCTATACTGTATTTGTTATTCTTATATATTATCTGGCTATTTAAGTCTATATTATTAACTATGCTAGGAGGTAATATACTGTCCATAGAAGTTATCCTTGCATCAGAATTTAATAGATTATTTATCCATGGTTTGTGATTTTGGTTGTAAATATTTTTTAGTAAACTAGTTTGATGCCACCCATTTATTGTTGTGTCACTAAAGTCCAAATTATTAGAAACTTGTGATTCCACATAATTATTAGATGAGTCACAAATAGGTACTCCAAATATATCTATTATATTAGTACCTTGACCTTTACCTTGACCTTCATCTTCTTCTTCTTTAGGATTTAAATCTAATTTAATAGGTTTAACAGTTTCAGCATTAGTAATAGGTGTTAACCCATTATAATAAAAACTTAACATATTTTCTGGAAAAATTTTATCTATTTTATTTCCATCTACTTTATTATATATTGCTATATTTATATTAGAAGGTCTATTAGTATCTGTATTTTTTAATCTAACAAAGAATGGTATTTCTGTTTCTAATTCAATTTCTGTTGTTTTTTTATTATCTACTGGAAAGTTTTTAATATCATTTCCTCTAAACCTTCCTGTATTTTCTTTAAAATTTAATTGTAAATCACTATCTTCTTCTACTGAATAATTATAAGATATCTTTTTATTATTTTTATAAACAGAAGACTCCTCTGAATCTTCATCAACATACTTTGTAATATCAATTATATTACCTTCTGCATAATAATCATTTATATTTTGTAATCTAAAATTAGTTGTACTGTTAGGTCTTATAATTAATTTAAATTCTTTAATAAGATTTTTTAAATAATCTAATATTGTTATATCAGGCATATTTCTACTTACTGTAAAGGTAGGTAGTATTTCCTCTATAACTCTTACACCTCCTAATGCAGAAGCATCATTTATTTGTGTACCATCACCAGAAGTTCCTGGAAGTTTCCAAGTTGTAATCATATCTGAATAGTATTCATTACCATCAGCAGTATTTATTTCTTTATTAATTTGAATTTCAACTCTAAAGGTTTGGTCTATTACATCATTAGAATTTGGAACCATATTAAATTGAGTATTAAATATAATTTCAAAAAATCCATTATCCCCAATATTAGGATTTGTAGTACCTCTACCTTGTGTAAGTTCACTAGTATGTAATATATTATCCTCTCTATCAACTATTCTTATCTTAAAAAATATATCATTAGGAAATTTATATTTAAACTTATGTTCAAAATTAATTTCATAACTCTCATTAACAGACTCAGAACCTATTTCATCAGCTAAATTAGCACCAGTCATGTTCAAATTAATGTCATCACCATTAAATGTTAGGTATTCATCCCCAGCATAAGCAGAAGCTTCTAAAGACTCCCACTTAAATACATTACTTCCATCAGGGTTACCATTTAACCAAGTATATAAAGTAGTAAAATCTGTACTATCTATAAAGTCTCTAGA